GGTCGGCAGCACGCCGACAGCACATTACCGCTGGCTCCGCACGAGCCCGCACTACCGCGAAGCCTTCCTCGAGGCGCGCGATCGGGCCGTCGATACCTTCCACGACGAGCTCGTCACGCGGGCAGTATTCGGCGTCGAGCGCAAGGCGTCGCGTCGCTACAGCGACACGCTGTTGATGTTCCTGCTCAAGAGCCTCCGGCCTTCGGTCTACCGCGAAGGCCCGCTCGATCCCGCGACCGGCGAGCGGCAACCGCTGCTCGTCAAGCTGGACCTCTCGGCGCTCACCGACAAGCAGCTCGACGAAGTGCACGCCAAGGTTCAGCGGTTGCGCTTGGTGCCGCCGCCGGCAAACAAAGGCGGGCCGGCCTAGTGGGCAGCTTTCCCAACGCAGTGACGCTGCCGGAGGCGATTGACAGCCACGGCTTCGAGGCTTTCGACGCCGAGCTCGCGACCGAGCGCGCCCGCCGCCGGCTCGTCGACTTCACGGCGTATTGCGATCCCACGTACAGAATCGAATCCGTACACGCGCTGATCGGCGCGACGCTCGATCGTGTCGTGCGGGGCGAGTTGACGCGCGTCATCATCTCGGCGCCGCCGCGCTTTGGAAAGTCGCACCTGGCAACGCGACATCTCCCGGCGTTCTGGCTTGGCCGCCGGCCCGACGATCCGATCATTCTCGCCAGCTACGCGGCCGGCCTCGCCGAGTCGATGTCGCGCGACGCGCGCGGCGTCGTCGAGTCGGAAGCCTTTCAAGCCGTCTTCCCGGGCATCACGACCGACCGTGCTAGCCGTGCCGTGTCTCGCTGGGAGATAGCAGACCAGGCGGGCGTCGTGCTCGCGAAAGGCGTCGGCGGCGGCATAACGGGCCACGGCGCGGCGCTCGGCGTTATCGACGATCCCGTCGAGGACTGGGCGGAAGCGCAGAGCGCGACCTATCGCAACCGCGTGTGGGACTGGTACCGCTCGACGTTCCTGATGCGCATCCACGAGGCCGGCGCGATCGTGATCATCATGACGCGCTGGCACGACGACGATCTCGTCGGCCGGTTGCTCAAGCAAGAAGCCGCCGACTGGCATGTGTTGCGGTTGCCCGCACTCGCGGAGACGCAGCAAGAGCGCGACGAGAACGATCGGTTCCTCGGACTCGAGACCGGACAGCCCGAGCCGCTCGGCCGCAAGCCCGGCGAACCGTTGGCGCTCGGCCGGTTCAGCTTGGCGACGCTCGAGTCGAGACGCAAGACGGCTGGCTCGCTCATGTGGAGCGCGTTGTTTCAAGGCGTGCCGCGCCCGCTCGAGGGCAGCATGTTCAAACGCGACTGGCTGCTCGAGATCGCCAAGCTGCCGACCGTCAAAGGCGAAGCGGGCGAGCCCGACACGCCCGAGCGGTTCGTCGCGTTGGTGCGCTACTGGGACAAGGCAGGCACGGCCGACGGCGGCGACTATACGGCCGGCGTCTTGATGGGCAAGACGGTGCGCGATCAGTACATCGTGGTCGACTGTCAGCGCGGCCAGTGGTCGGCGCACGAACGCGAGCAGCGCATCAAGGCAACGGCCGAGCGAGACCGCGACCGCTTCGAGACCGTCGACACGTGGATCGAGCAAGAGCCCGGCAGCGGCGGCAAGGAATCTGCGGAGTCGACGGTGCGCAACCTGGCGGGCCACAACGTGCACAGCGAACGCGCGACCGGCGAGAAGCACGTGCGCGCTCAACCGTTCGCCGCTCAGTGCGAGGCGGGTAACGTGTCGATCCTGCGCGGCGCTTGGGCGCCAGCCTACACGGACGAGCTGCTCGCGTTTCCGAATGGCAGCCACGACGATCAAGTCGACGGCTCGAGCGGCGCGTTCAACAAGCTTGCGGAGTCCGGCGGGCTCGGCATTTACTTCGGTGACGACTGATGCTTGACGTGGCGCGGGCAATCGAGCGGCATGCCGACGGCGATCAGGTGAGCCGCGCGATCGTGACCGGCATGGGCGACCGGCCCGAGCCGCCCGCGACCGACTTCGCCAGCTTGGCGCTTGCCGGCTACTCGCAAAACCCGGTCGTGCACGCGTGCATCGCCGAGCTGTCGAAGGCCTTCGCGTCGATCCCTATCGTCGCCGAGCGGCGGACGCCGAAGAAGGAATGGGTGCCGGCCGACGAGCGACACCCGCTCGGCCGTATCTCGCTCCGGCCGAATGAAGTCCAGAAAGATCCGGCGGGCTTCCACGAGCAGGCCGCGACGGACTTCCAGATCGGCGGCAACGGATTCTTTGAGATCGAGCGCTCGCGGTCAGGTGTGCCGCTGCAGCTTTGGCAACTACGGCAAGACAAGATCGACATAATTGCCGACAAGTCGACCGGGCGGATTAGCCACTACGACTTCACGGTCTCGCGTTCCAAGGAACCGCGGCACCTGCTGCCCGGCGATGTTATCCACTGGCGCAAGCCGAACCCGCTTTCTAGTTACTGGGGCCTGAGCTCGCTAGCCGTTGCGGCGATCGTCGGCGATCTCGACAATACGGCGTTCGAGTATCTGCGCAGCTTCTTCGCAAACGCGGGCGTGCCGGTCGGCCTGTTGACGACCGACAAGATTGTCACCAAGAAAGACTCGGAGGCGATCTCGAAGCGCTGGACGGAGCGCGTCGGGCGCGCCATGGTGGGCGGCGTTCGCGGGCTCGCCAATTGGTTCAAACTCGCGGTGCTTGACGGCGGGTGGAAGTACGAACAGATTGGCAGCCCGCTCGACAAGCTCAAGCTCGATCACGTGTTCAGCCAGACCGAGACGCGGATCTGCGCTTGTCTCGGTGTGCACCCGCTGCTCGTCGCGGTGCACATCGGACTTCTCAGAAGCACGTACAGCAACCTCAAACTCGTCGAGACAGACTTTTGGAAGCGCACCGCCAAGCCGCTCGTCGAGCGCTACGCCAGCGCGCTAACGTGCGGGCTCGCACACGAGTTTGGCCGCGACTACCGGTTCCGCGCAGACCTTCGCGGCGTCGAGGCGCTGCAGAAGTCCGAAGCCGAGATCCGCCAGCAAGCCCGCGAGGACTTCAACGCCGGCCTGATCACGCGCGATCAAGCGCTCGAAGCGACGGGCCGCGAGCCTGTCGACAATGAGCCCCTGTTCAAGCTGCCGCGCGGCGTCGTCATGATCGGCCCGGGCGCCACGCCGGACGCGTTCGCGACACCGGCCGCGTTCCAAGCATTCGAGCGCCGCATGCTCGAAGGGCTGAAGGCCGGCCAGCTCAAAGCCGTCGACGCGCCTGCCATCACGATCGACAGCCCGGCTGAGCGACACGCGACGATCCCCGAGGTCGACCGCATCATCGACGCGGCTCGGCTCGAGCGCGACAGCGCGATCGTCGAGGCGACGGCCGACTTGTTCGTCGAGATATCGACCACAAACGCCGAAGCGGTGATCGCCGAGCTTGCGCTTGACGTGACGTATGACCCGACGGTGCCGGCCCTCACCGAGTGGCTCAAAACGAAGGCGATCACGTTTGCCGACAAAGCGTACGACACGACGATCGACAAGTTGCGGCCGTCGCTCGTCGAAGGGCTGGACGCGGGCGAGACCATTCAAGAGCTCGCCGATCGTGTTGACGCCGTGTTCGAGGGCCGCAAAAACAACGCGCTCACGGTAGCGAGGACCGAGACGGCCGGCACCGCGAATGCAGGGTCTGCCGAAGCATATCGCCAGGCCGGCCTCGAAGAGAACGAGTGGCTCAAAGGCGGGCCGGACTCGCGTGAATCGCATCAAGCGCTTGACGGCGTGCGGGTCGCGATCGGCGCGCGTTTCGATAACGGCTGCCGGTTCCCGGGCGACAGCGACGCGGGCGACCCGGCCGAGTTTATCAATTGCACGTGCACCCTCGTCGGCGTCGTGCCGGGCGACGAAGACGACGACGAGTCAAACGCCGTCACGCGCGAGGCAACATACGAAAGCTTTGCGCAGCGGCTCAACACCGCGGAGCGCCAAGTCGCCGACGTGTTCGGCGAGATGATCGAGCTTCAACTGGCCGCCATCTTGGCCGGCCTCGACGATATCGAGGAACAAGCCGCATGAGCGCCACACCGAACGGGCTGCCGCTCGAGATGACCGACGACTACACGGCCGATCTCGTGCGCCTGAAAGCTGCCTGGAAGGCCGAAGGCGGCGAGGACGCTGCCGAGCTCAAGCGGCGCGTGCTCGAGCTCACAGAGGCACACCGGCGCCGCAGGCCCGGGCAGCCGCTCGAGACGTTGAACGCCACGAAGTCAAAGGAGTTGCCACGATGACAAATGAAGACACCGCGATCCGCGATCTCGCCGCCGCCGCGATACGGGCGGGCGAGACACGCGCCGCCTTTATCGCGCGGTGCCGCGTCGGCTTCGAGCGGGCCCGCCAGGCCGGCGAGCCGATCACGGGCTCGCGCGCTGTGTTCCTGTCGCGGTGCCGGCAGTTGTTCGTCGAGGCGCAGGCCGGGAAGTCCGCGCCCAGGGGTGCCGTCACGGCTGGCCCGGTCATGGCGACCGTCACAGCCGACAGCGTGGCGCCCGTCAAGTCAAAGGCGAAGCGCAAGACGGTCCGCAAGGTGAAGGTCAGGCGGTCGCGGACATGAGCGCGGAAGTGTTCGCGCTAGACCGGAACGGCGAGCGCTACCAGGTGCCCGAGCGGGCCGTCGAGCTCGCGCGACTGGGCGACCATGAGATCCACTCGGCCGAGAACCTGCCGGCTTTCGAACCATTCGAGCCATACGTCGAGCCGCCCGACGACGAGCATGCAACCGGCAAGCTCAAGAAAGGGCAATTCCGCGGTTACGCCTCGGTGTTCGACGTGAT